TTTAGTGAATTAGAGGAAAAACAAATGTTAATAGGTCCGTTAATGACACCTAACAAATTAATTCCTCGTAGAGATAAAGATGGAGAGATGTACCACGTTTATTTTGATGAATCAACTGTAGAAAAATTAGCATATAAATTTATGATCGATAAACTACAGGATAAAGTAAATATTGAACACAACCCTAATGACATGGTTAGTGATGTTACTTTAGTAGAAACATGGATTGTAAAAGATACAAAACAAGATAAAGCTAACCTATACGGATACCAGCCTAAACAAGGTGAATGGTTTGGTATATACAAAGTTAACAATAAGAAAATCTGGGATGAGTATGTGAAAACAGGTAAAGTAAGAGGATTTTCTGTTGAGGGTTATTTCGCTGAAAAATTAGACCAATATTTTAAATAATGCCTATACCTAAAAGAACACCAATTGAAACACGTGATGAATTTATTTCACGTTGTATGTCGGATTTAAATTCAGAATATCCTGATAATAAGCAACGTGCAGCTATATGCTATGCACAATTATCTATGCCTCAATGGGAGGTAGAAGATATTAGAGATGCTTATAAAAGTAAACCGAATAAATAGTAAAATTATCTCCTTCTATCTTGTATTTGCAAAATATGTATGATACGAAGGAAACATTATATGTTTAACCTAAATAAAAATCAACTATTAATTATGACTTCAACAGAATTGAAAGACCTAGTAAAGGCTCATTTTAACCTTGTAGAAGCAGATGTAGTTAGTGAAACTAAAGAAACTTTTGGCGAGTTGAAAGATATCAACGGTGCTTTTACTCTTCGTTTCCCAGGTGATTCATTGCAAGTAGGCGACAAAGTAACTGTAGTTACTGCTGAAGGTCAGGAAATGGACGCACCGGACGGTGAGCACGAGCTTGAAGATGGAACTAAAATCCGTACGAAAGATTCAGTAGTAGAAGAAATTATGTCCGCTGACGGTGAAAAAGCTATGGCTGAAGACGAAAAAGAAAAAGTCGAAATGGCCGAAGAAGAAACCGAAGAGGAAAAAATGGAAGAAGAAGTTGAGGAAGAAAAGATGGAAGAAGAAGTAAAAATCGAAGACATCGTTGAAGCAATCGTATCTGAAGTAAAAGATGAGATGGCTAAAATGAAGACTAAAATGGAAGCTTTGGAAGAAAAAGTAGCTGGACTTGAAGATGCTCCTGCTGCTGAACCAACTTTAACTTCAACAGGCAAAAAAGTAGAGGGCTCTAAGTTCTCTAGATTCAACGTAAATGAGGCACGTAATGCAGACCGCATTAAAATGGCTCTTAACTCAATCAAAAACAAAAAGTAAATTAAATTATTATGGCACTTAACGTATCAGCATTAAATGACTTCAACAATGAAGTAGCAGGTGAATTGGTTGTTAAAGCTGTATATGGTGGTAGTACTATGGAGTACATCACTATTCAGGAAGGTGTTAAGCACCAAGAGCCTATCAACTTAATGGAAGTTGACCTCTACATCCAGAATAGTACTTGTTCTACTACCTACTCAGGTTCAGCAGCATTCACTCAAAGAAATATCACAGTTTGTCCTCGTACATCTCAGGACGGATTGTGTTTGAAAGACTTGGACAAGAAATACTTAGGTATTTCAGCATTGGAGCCAGGTTCTTACAACGAAACTTTTGCATTGGCAGGAGCTTATTCTGACTTATTGGTTAACCAATTCCAGAAAGCTAACGACCAATTCCTATGGCAACAAGTATCAGGTTCAGCTTCTACCTTCGGTGGAACTTGTGAGTCTGATGGTTTGTTAGAAATCTTATCTTCAGGTTCAGCAGGTTCTGCTTTGACATCAGGTCAAATCGTAGGTTCAACTACTGCTAGCTTGGATAACATGGACGAAATGATCGCTGCTCTTTCTACTGACGTAGCAGACAGAGATGACTTGACATTCTTCATGAGTGTAGGTAAATTCCGTTCATTCGTAGCTAACGTACGCGCAGCTAACTCTTACTACTTCGATCCTAACAGCATCAGCAACCGTGGTGGTATTTTGGAAATGGTTTACCCATACCAAAACATTAAAGTAGTAGGTACAGTAGGTATCAACAGTGATCGTATCGTATTAGGACCAGCTAGACAAATCGTAGCAGGTACTGACTTGATGAGCGATTTTTCAAGCTTCCAACTTTGGTACGACATTAATACTGACCAATTGCGTCACAGAATCTCAACTAAACTTGGTGTAAACGTAGCTTACCCTGAGTTCTGGGTATCTAATAACGCCTAATCATTAACCCTTTAAATTAACAGAAACTATGGCAACATGTGATATTACAGCAGGTTTTACTCTCGGATGTAGAGATAATACCGGTGGATTAAAAAATGTTTACATCCTATCAGGTTCTGTTGATTCAGTAACGGGTTCAGGCGCTACAGGCTTAATTACAGCAATCTCAGGTTCGGGTACTTTCTATAAGTTCGAATTAACTCGTCAAACTGGAGATTATACAGAAACTATTAACGGTTCAACTGAAAATGGTACTGTATACTTCGATCAAACAGTTAATATGCCTTTGCACAAAATGCAGAGTGCTACTCGTAATCAGATCAGATTGTTAGCTAAAAATGTTACCATCAAAATGATCGTTGAAACTAACAACGGTTCAACTGATGGTGTAGGTAAATTCTTCTACTTAGGTGAAGAAAACGGTTTATCATTGAACGCAGGTCAAGGTGCCTCAGGTACTGCCTTCGGAGATGCTAACGGATATACCTTAACATTCAACGGCCAAGAACCAGATCCCGCAAGTGAAATCAGCGGTTCTACTTTGACAGATATCTTATCAGGTATTTCTGTAGGATAATAGTAAATTAGGAATAAGGGGTTATGTCGCTCAGGCATAGCCCCTACTCCTATTTAAATAAAAATTAAATGCTACAATTCGATAAATCACAAGCAACAAACTCAAATGCCGTATGGTTAGATACGGTAAATACCTCTTCAGGTTATTATGATAGATTGATGGTTGTTTATTCACAATCGTATGATAACTCGAATGGTACTTTTAATTTAACTACTACAAGTGCACCTAACCAGTATAGAAATTGGTTAGTATTACAAAACACCGGATCAGTAGTACCTACACCTTCAGGTCAGTATGATGTACAAATTTATACTAGAACAGAAAACGTAGAAGGTAGATGGGGATTTACAAATCAAGTTTGGGGTACAACATTATTTAAGTTTGGTAACTTTGGAGCTGGGAATGAACCAGCAAATTTTGTATATTCAGATCGAGCTTATATCTCAGGATCGAATGAACAGGAGATAACTCAATATGTATCATCAAACGAGAACGGAACATACACAACGTACAATGGATAATAAGTTTAATTTCAAAAGTATTAAGAAGCAATTTGCTGCTAGAGTAAAACCTAGTGAAGCAATTTATGCTGCTGAGGATAGAAGTTTTGTTAAGTATGGGGAGAGAAATGATTTTCCTAATTACTTAATTGACTTATATAATAACTCATCAATTCACTCTACGTGTGTAAATGCAATTGTAGATGGTATTGTAGGAGAAGGCTTAACAGCTGATCCTGAATTCGTATTAGATAATGCTAACCCAGAAGAAAGCTGGAATGAGGTATATAGAAAATTAGCATTAGATTATAAATTATATGGTGGCTACGCATTTGAGGTAGTATACTCAAAATCACGTAATAGAGTAGCTGCTGTTTATCATATTGATTTTTCTTGGTTAAGAGCTAAGGAAATGAATTATAGAGGTAAAATTGAAGGATACTATATTTCAGACGAATGGGCTGAACGTTCTTCATTCTATAGTCCTCAAGCAACAAAAAGCACACCTTATTTGCCTTGTTATAACCCAGCAAAGGCACAAGAGGAACCAAAACAAATTTATGTTTATCGCCCATACGCACCAGGTCAAAAATATTACCCACTCCCAGATTATGTAGGAGCATTGCGTGTAATTGATTTGGATGAAGAGGTAGATAACTTCCATTTAAATAATATTAGAAACGGATTAGCACCTAGTTTATCTATTACAACATTTACAAATGCTGATCCTGATCAAAGACAGGCTATTGAATCTATGCTTAGAGAACAATACGCCGGTACAGATAATGCAGGTAATTTGTTATACATGGACTTAGATGATCCAGCAAATGCACCTGTAATTACACCTATTCCACAAAATGGAGCTGATGGTTACTATACAACACTATCAGATATGGTGACACAAAAGATTTTAACAGCACATAGAATTACCTCACCAATGATCTTAGGTATTAAAACAGCAGGTCAATTAGGAGGACGTGAGGAAACAATCGATGCTTACTTATTATTAGTAAACACAGTAATTAGACCTTTCCAACAAGAGTTACTAGCATCAATTGAGGATATGTTAGAGATGATGCACCCAGAACAAGGTGACATTACAGTAGGTGTTCAGCAATTAAAATTATATGCAGACGGAGAAGAAGAAACTGATGTAGTAACTTCAATCGATGCTAATGCAGGTGAGGATGCTGAATTAGAAGGTCAAATAGAGGAAGCAGATAAGGAAGCTGCTGATTTACAAGACGGAATTATAAACATACCAGCATAATGACTAGTACATTTATCATATCAGAAGCTAAACTAAGAGAATTTACTGATGTAAATGATTCTTTAGATACAGCTTTTATCAAAAACGCAGTTCGTGAAGCACAAGATATTCACTTACAAAGAATTATCGGTACTGCCTTATATAATAAAATTTTAAGTGACATTGATGCCGATACATTGTCAGGTGAGTATCTTACTTTAGTAACGTCTTATATACAGGACTTCTTATTGTACGCTGCCTACTATGAATGTTTAGAGGCAATTTTTATTAGACCACGTAATAACGGTTTACTACAAGCTACTGGTGGTGATAATAGTCAAACAGTTGATAGATCATTGTTTAATGTAAAACGTCAGTCAGTAGAAAATAAAATGCAATACTACGCTGAACGTTTAGTTAATTATATTATTGAAAAACAAAATTCATTACCTGAATTAAACGAAAATAATTTCTTATACGAACAATATCCTGATTATGGTGACCAATACAGATCACCTATTGTATTCAAATATAATACTAGAGGAACACATATTGATTTCGCAAGGAAAGCAGGATTAAGAATAACCGATACAAGATATCCCCAATTCCCTTGGGCTTCAAATATTAAATAAGAATGGCAGACAATTTATCATCACAGTATATCAGTGCTTCGTTTCAGAAGCTAGTACAAATTAGTGGTTCACAAATTGCTGATGGTACAGGTAGTTTAATTGATAATTTGACATTGACTGCCTCTTATGCTACTACAGCTAATAGTGCTTTAACAGCAACCTCAGCAACAACAGCTACTTCAGCATCGTATGCTACAACAGCTTCGTTTGCACTAAATGCAGCAGGTGGAGCTGCAGATACAGGTAGTTTACTTACTACAGCTTCTATAAGCGATGCAACTATTACATTCACTAAAGGTGACGCTTCAACATTTAATATTGTAGTAAATAACGTAGTAAACGCAGATTCAGCAAGTGTAGCAACAACTGCTGATAGTGCAACGTCTGCTTCATATGCTACAAATGCTAGTACAGCAGATTCAGCTACTAGTTCATCATATGCTACTACTGCCTCATTTGCTTTAAATGCTCCTTCAATTGATACAGGTTCATTTGTTAAAAATGATACAGACATTTATACTTCAACAGGTAAAGTTGAGAATGTAATTACTTTAACACAGGCAGAATTTAATTCAATTAGTGCTTCTGCTGATCCAAATACTTTATATTACATTACAGATGCTGTTTCAACAGTAACTAGTGCCTCGTATGCAACAACTGCTTCATAT